TTGTATTCAGTTGTCAAAGTACAATGTTTATAGAAACCAAAAGCTAGTAATTGTTAAACAGAAAGGCAGTCGTCAGGTACTTTTGGCGACCACATCATAGTAATAACCCTTTACTTCCTCTTGTACATTTCACAAGCACGCGAATGAAATTCTATCATCTTTGTTCTGAGTGACTCCGGCGTAATAATTTCAGCATCATCATATCCAAAGCGTCTGAAGTAGAAAAATACCTGATCTTTAGAACCCTTAAAATAGTAATAGTGTCCGTCTTCTCTTTCTTCAACTCTATCAAGCACAGGTCTGCCATAATATATTCGGCTGAAATTTCTCTGTCCTGAAGCTGTAAGCCTTACACAAGTTTCTTCCTCATCATTAATCATATACTGTGGACCATACTGAACCATCATATCCAAGTGTGTTCGCACAGTATTGTCAATTGAGGCCATGCTCCTCCCATAGTTCAACTTGTCAATACGATTCAATCGATATGTTTTTGCTTCCTGATTTCCAGTTGTTTCGTTTAGTTCTGCGCAGAGGAGATAATTAAACATCTCTTCTGTTCCGGTCACAACTCTATATGGAATCACTTCGTGGATTTTTTTTGTATTCCATATTGTCTTAAAGGTAATGCTTCTCTTAGCATCACATGCTAGTTGCAATTCTACAAAAGTACTCTTAAATACAATCTGTTCTCTCTTACTGAAAGGCTTTTCACAATAGCTCATGAACATGCGGCAGAAATACTGTGAAATATAATCATCTCCGCCAAGATTCAAAAGAATCTGTTCAATCAATGCTTCCGTATCCTTAGTAGGTTTCACTGAAAGCTTTGTTGGATTCTTCCCTTTACGTGATGGAACAACTGGAAGCACAACTGCCTTCAGTATATTATTTGCAATATGTTCTTTTTCTTTGGGACTAAGCTTATCTGTATTTATCGTCGAAAGGATCCTATCATATGCCGTTCTTGCCTCCGTCACATAATCCGCATAATACCCGTTAATAAGCATGCCAAGGAATTTGTTTCTATTAACAGTCCTGCCATCTTTTTTATAGACCTCGAACATCATGGCATCGTTTTCAAGCATTGCCCCTATATTTTCCGGTACATAAACATTTATCTTTTCCAATGTGGCGTCTCCTACAGCCCCGTTTTGGGGTCGCAAAACAATTGCTTTTTTCTAATATATCACGTAATTTATTGAAATTTAAGGGGTCGTGAAATTTTTAAATCTGATTCTATCTATTTAATTTTTCCAGAATTACAATAAGAGCATAAAAAGTGTACCGCACAAACGACAAACACCACAAAGGAGGTTTCCAGCATGGAAAACAAACTCACTCAGATAGTCGATACCATCCCTACCCTCATTAAAAACACTCAGCTCAATGTCAGTCTCGAAGGTTGGCCGGCAGCAATCACAGCCATTGCATTTTTCTGCTCTGGAGTAGCGGTCTACGCTCTCAAGGTCACTCATCCAAATGAGTCATATGCACGGGAGGATGACAATGACGTATACAAAGCTGCTTAGCCGAAAAAAGACCGGCTACTGCTTGCCGAAAGCAATAGCCGGTCTTTTCATTTTTGTCATCATTCAGTAAGGAATTCCATCACCATTTCCGAGAAGTTCCACCGGATCTCGATGTGCTCCGGATCCGTGACCCGCACCTCCTTTACCAGTGCACCCACCATCTCCGGCGTGAGCTCCTGTGCTTCATCAAAGGATCTGAGCTTTTCTATCACACCTGCTGCCTCCTCGCTCTGCTCCATCCTGGCCTCAAGATCCAGTTTCCGCGCATCGGCGATCTGCCTCTTCAGCGCTTCCTCCTGATCATTCAGAAGCTTCCTCCGCTCCTGATATTCATCCTTGCTGATATCTCCCGCCATCATGGCATCGACGTTTGCGAACTTATCATTCTCGCACCGCTCCAGAGCCTTTTGCAGATCACTCAGCGTTCGAGCGTTCGATAGTCTCTCATCTGCAGCATTGACTTTCTTCCTGGAAGCCTTTATCTGTGCTTGGTCCGCCATCTCCTGCAGCTTCCGGATTCCCTGCAGGACAACTTCATTCAGGTCATCCTCCCTGTAATAGCCCGGAAAGCACTTGGATCCATCCTGGTATTTAGACAGCGGACACCAGAAGTAATTGTAATAGACGCCCTTGATCTCATTCGATCTGTACTGCAGCCGCCGTCCGCAGACGGCACACTTGATATGGCTTTTCAGCGGGTAAATATACGGCACTGCCGTCTTTCTGCCTGTTGCTCTCCGGAAGATCTGCTGGGCAAATTGGAAGGTTTCCTTGCTGACAATCGGCTCAAACATGCCCTCAACGATCAGCCGCTCTTCCTTCGGTATCGCTCTTGTATGCTTATAACCAATGCCGATGCCTTCTCGCTTGTGCTGAACCACAGCGCCGTAATACATCTCCTGCTGAAGAATATTGCGGACATTATCCATTGTCCAGCAGCTGAGCGTTGAGGAGTTGGCAAATTTCTTCGACCCCGGATGCTTCCTCCTGTAATAGGCTCCCGGTGTCTCATAGCCCTTTTGATTCAACGTATCCACGATATCCTTCAGCTTCATCTTCTTCAAGGCATATCCGAAAATCTCTTTCACAATCTCCGCAGCCTCCGGATCCGGCAGCAGCCTGTTCTTCCTGTCAGGATCCTTCATAAGTCCGTAAGGAATGTGTCCTCCCATGTATTCGCCACGCTTCATCTTCGATCTCTTTGCTGTTTTCACCTTCATGGAGAGATCCTTGCTGTAGTAGTCATAAACGATGTTCTTCATGACGACATCCAGCCCGCCGGTCGTACCCTTATAGTCATTGCTGTCGTAATGATCATTGACGGAGATGAACCTAACGCCCAGGAAGGGGAAAATCCGCTCCAGATAATCCCCCAGCTCGATATAATCCCTTCCGAAGCGGGAAAAGTCCTTGACAATGACACAATTGATCTCGCCCGACCGGATTTTCTGCAGCAGTCTCTCAAAGGATGGTCTGTCAAAATTCGTCCCGCTATACCCATCATCGAAAAATTCCTCCTGCCGGCATTTCTTCATCTCCGGATCAGAATCGATATAGTTCTGGATTAAGGCTCTCTGATGAGAAATGCTCTCGCTCTCCGTCTTGCTTTCCGTCTTCATCAGATCCCGGTCAGCCTGGGAGAGGCGAATGTATTTTCCAATCACTGTTTCCCGCATATCAATCCGCCTCCTGCGTGAGCTCTGCCAGAACGGCTTCAAAGGCATTCTTTTCATCAGAATAATTCAGCTCGATTTCTACCCGTTCATCCTCATAAACAAGAACCCTGCTGATCAGATCGTCCACCAGACTCTGATCGAGCTCGCTGGCGTTCTCTGCCCTGTGAAGAGCCTCAAGCCATTTGCTGTTTCCGGAAAGAATCTGTTCCAGCTGATCTCTTTTCTTCTTCGCGGCGTCGAGCTTTTTCTGCAGTTCTTCTGCATTCCTCTCATACTCAGCCTTGGCGTATCTGTATTCATCAGCATCAAGAACGCCTTCCGTAAAGCTTTCGTACAGTCCTTCACGTCGGGCATTCACCTTCTGAACCTCACGAAGCGCATGATTATAATCGCCATTGTACTGATCCAGAAGATTCCGTTCACTCCTTGTCCCCTTCAGTCTGTGAAGCATCTTCTCCTGATCAAGCGCATGCTCAAGCTGTTCCCTGATGACGCACAATGCAGCATCGCAGACGTTTTCATATTTAACGTGATGTCGGCTGCACTTCCGGTACCCGGTATCGATATAGCCGCCGCATGCATAGGAAATGAAGGTATATTGCTTATCCTTTCCCTGTCCTTTGATAAACCGCATTCTTTTTCCGCAGTCGCCGCAGTAAATCTTCCCCTTGAAGAGATTTATGATCCTGCTTCTGACGTCCGCAGTCTGTTCCATCTTCCTGTTGGCATTTTTCTTCGTCTCCGCAAAAATAGCCTGGACCTGATCAAAAAGCTCCTGACTCACAAGCGGTTCATGCATCCCCGGAAGGATTCTCAGCTCCTCGGGCTTCCCTCTATGGATCTTGATCCCCTGATACAGAGACTTCGGCATCCTTCCATAGACAATGGCTCCCGTATAGGTCGGATTCTGCAGGATATCCAATATGCTTCTGCCGTGCCAGATCGTATGCTTGTATTTTTCAGCCTTCCAGATTCCCAGCTCGACCTTTCGCCTTGCCGGCGTAATGGCTCCCATGTCATTGAGTCGATTGCAGATTTCACTGTGGCTTACTCCTGCTGCCTTCCATTCGAAGATCATCTTTACATACGGAGCCGTCACCGGATCAGGCTCATAGCGATACTGCTGTGTCTGTGACTTCATGTAACCATACGGAGCGAAGGCTGGGAGGAATTCTCCCTTCTCCTGCCTTGCCCGGAAGGAAGTAATGATCTTCCTGGAGATGTCCTTTGCATATACATCATTGATCATATTCTTCAGCGGGATCATCAGGGCTCCCTCAGCGTCGCTGGACAGAAGGCTGTCGTAGCCATCCGTGATGGAAATGAATCTGACTCCCATAAAGGGAAATATCTTTTCCAGGTACTCGCCTGCCTCAAGATAATTTCGCCCGAAACGGGACAGATCCTTGACGACGATGCACTTTACCTTACCGGCTCTGACATCATCCATCAGACGCTGAAATTCCGGTCGGTCGAACCGGGTTCCCTTCTGGCCGTTATCCTCATAAATATCGTACAGCCTCAGATCACTTGCGTTCTTCAGGTAATCTCTGCAAAAGCTGATCTGGTTCGCGATAGAATCTCCTTCGTCATCCTTGCCGCTATTCTCTATAGAAAGCCTGGCATAGATCGCCGTCGGATAGTAAACAACAGCTGCATCATTCTTCTCTGCAGCAACAGTGGCTACAGACCTTCTGCTCTTTCTTGCCATAGCACACCTCCTTACACTGCTGCCTGAGCTTTAATGCCTTCAGGAACGTTCTGCAGAAATTTGATGATTTTCTCGCATTCATCCGCGTATCTGAAAACGACCTCGATCCGCTGGTCCTCATAGACATAGATGCACTCGATCATATCAACGACCGCCGTCCTCTCCAGCTCCGTGAGGTTTGCATGTTTTTTGAAGACCTCCATCCAGGCAAGCCTCTCATGGCTACTGTTTACCACCTGCTCACGATCCTCCTGCAGAAGCTTTATGGACTGCTGCGCCTTCTTGATCTTCTCTGCATAGCTTTTCTTAAAGAGAAAATACTCATCCTGGCTGATCATACCCTCCTGCAGGTTCTCATAAAGCTTCAGCTTGAACGTCTCGTTTTTCTCAATATCCTCCTTAAGCCTGACGATCTGCGCGTCATAATTAAGGACGCCTCTCTGACGCTCAGGAAGCGCCTCAACATAATCAATCGTTTTTGCCATCTCAAGGATGGTGTCCACATGCCTTCTGGTCGCAGTGAGAACTGCTGCTGTCAGCTCTTCCACGCCAATGGAATGTGTAGAGCAGCCCTTGCCGCGCTTATGTGTCGAGCAGACGAAATAGCTGTAGCGCTTCTTTCCATGTACAAAGGACTTGCGGACCATGCTCTGTCTGCAATCGCCGCACCGCACATAGCCCGAAAGCGGGTAGACCATATCCTCCTGCGGAGCAATCCGGATATCATGCTTCAGAATGATCTGGACATTCTCAAAGGTCTCGCGGTCGATAATGGCTTCATGTGTATCCTCCGCTCTCACCCATTCTGACTCATCCTTCAGCATCAGCTTCTTGACCTTATAGTTCGGAGTGCTCCTCTTCCCCTGCAGCAGGACCCCTGTATAGATTTCATTTTTCAGGATCCGCTCCACAGAGACCGGAGACCACATGGCCTTCTTCCTGACCTGGAAGCTGCTCTTCAAGTTCACGCCAATCGACTTCTTATACTCCAGCGGGCAGAGGACTCCCTGCGCGTTCAGCTTGTCCGCAATCCTGCTCTGGCTCATGCCCTCGATTTTCCATTTGAAGATCGCCCGGACCACCTCAGACGCAAAGGGATCAACGATAATCTTGTTCTTATTCTCCGGATCCTTCAGATAGCCGTATACGACAAAGGCGCCAATGTACTCGCCATTCTTCCTCTTGATCTCGAGCTGGCTGCGGATCTTCACAGAGATGTCCTTGCAGTAAGCATCATTGATCAGATTCTTGAAGGGAATAATCAGAGAATCCGCCTGGTTCCTGTCCAGGCTGTCATAGCTGTCATTGATGGCGATGAAGCGCACTCCCATAAACGGGAACACCTTCTCGATATAATTGCCAGCCTCGATATAATTTCTTCCAAAACGGGAAAGATCCTTGACGACAACACAATTGACCTTCCCGGAGCGGATCTCATCCATCATCTCCTTGAAGGCTGGTCTGTCGAAATTGACTCCGGAGAATCCATCATCAGTCTTTTCAGAAACGATATGGATCTCCGGATGCTTTTTGAGATAGTCCCTGATCAGGGCTCTTTGATTGATAATGCTGTCACTTTCCAGCTTGTCTCCGTCGTCACGGGACAGTCTGGCATAAATGCAGGCGCTGTACTCTTTATTCATGCTGTTTGTCCTCCTTAGTCACCATCTGACCAAGCAAAAACAAATGCATCCGGTACAGCCCTGATTCTTATTCGCTATGGTCTGATTCTACCATGATCATACGCTGCCTCATCGGCCACAATTATTTTGACCGGAGATAATGCTCCATGCGCTCCTCAAGCGTCACATCCGTATCTGTAAATCTGGTCTTCACGACAACATTCCCGCATTTGAAGCAGTATGGATTCCGGATCTGCTGCACAAAGCTCCGGACACGCTCCTCCTTCGGAAGAGTCCTGTCTATATGCACGTCTCTGATATCTACCAAATCATCACGGCTGACCGTCCGCACGTCCACGTTCTTCATTTCATCGACCGTCATAGGCACCTCCAGGTTGTAGTTTTCCTACTCCTTAAAGTTCCCCCGGTCGGATTTTTTCCGCTCTCAGAGCACAAAAATAAGGGCTATCCACCGCAGATCTCTCCGCCATGAATAGCCCTTCTTCCCAGATGATGCAACGCTCCGTTACCTCATCATCTCATTCACTTTTCTCTGTACGGCCTTATAGTCATACCCGGCAGCCATCAGCCTCTGCTGTCTTTCCCTGCCATTGCCCCACTTCCCGGCAATGACCTCTCTGGCCAGTTCCTCGACAGACTTTCTGGAAGGCGCCGCTGCAGTCGTTCCTGCTCCGGTACCTTTCGGGTATCCATTAAACCCTCCGCTCCGAATCACCTTCGGAAAATCCTGATAGCACCGGTCGAGATCCACGTCTCCGCTGATCCCCGGCACCCTTCCCTTGGAGGAATACTGCCAGATTCCGCAGCGTCCCTGGTAGCTGCAGCTCTTCGCCCACTGGGCACACCAGAAGGTATACCGGCTGAGGATCTCCGGCGATACTACTGTCTTCGCATATGCTGCCGACGTGTAGAAGCCCGCGAAGTATCCTGCATTCTCCATCTCACTGCAGAAGGTCCGGATCAGTCCGCTGCAGAAGTCCCTGCCGGCCTCCAGCTGATCCTTCTCTTCCATATCGAAGTATACCGGCATGTCGAACTGCTTCCCGGCGATTACCCTCTGGAAGGCCTTTGCTTCCCCGGTCGCCTCCCGGAAACTGTTCGCGTAGCTGTACCAGTAGGCGCCGACATGCAGGCCCGCCGTCTTCGCGCCGGCATAATTCCGCTCAAAAAACGAATCCTTCTGATTCGCTGAGCTTCCATAGCCTGCCCGGATGATGGCAAACTCGATTCCGGACGCCTTCACCTTCTGCCATTCGATTTTTCCCTGCCACTTCGATACATCAATTCCCTTCATCATGATCTCTTATCTCCTTCTCCTCTTCCTTTTCCTTGCCGTCTCTGTCATGCAGCTCCTCCAGGACTCTCCTCAGGCTCTCCGGCACCGGCAGTCCCAGATGTACACTGTTCTCCACCAGCGACAGTCCTTCATTCGAGATGTAGAAGAAAATGACCGCGGTCCTGAGAACTCCGGGCTTTCCCAGCACATGGATATCAATCGCATTGCCAATCCCGACCATGATGAAAATGACGATCTTACGGAAGATCCCCTTGAAGCCGATCTGGGACGACAGCTTGTGGTCCGCCGCTCCGCACATCACTCCTGTGATATAGTCGCAGACTACGAAAAGAATCAGTGCATACATAAGTCCGTCCGCCCCTCCGAGAAACCAGCCAAGCCATCCTCCGACGACAGCAAACTCCGCCTGAATAATGTTCCAGAACTCCTTCATCAATGCCTCCTCCGCCCTCTCGGGCAAAATAAAAGGCGGCTCCGTTCAGAGCTGCCCGTTTACAGGTTCAAAATAATATCCCACGTCAGGATGCCTTCGTCTCTGTCTCCTGCGTCAGCGTGTACGTGATCTTCATGGTCTTTTCCGCCGTCTTCTCCACGGTCTGAGATAGATTGTTGATGGAGGCCAGATACGGCGTCAGAATGTACACTGTTCGGTACTCATTTCCGTAGGAGCCTCCCCACTGCACGAGGTAGTTCTTGTACTGGAAAATGGGCGATGCCGCATCCTCCAGCCGCACCGCTCCGCCGACCTTCGTCACCTTGTCTGATGCGTCCAGGATGAAGTCCCATCCCATAATGAGTCCGTTCACGACCGTCATGTAGACCTCGCAGCTGCCGGACTCGCAGAGCGGCTTTAAGGCAGAGGTAAATCCGAACGGGATCAGCGTGACATCCGTCTGGTTGTTGGCGTTGATCTTGTAGATCCCCCTCTTGTTGTAGGCCACCACATACAGATAGCCGCCCCGCATCACGGAATAAATGGTCCTCTCCGGATAGCTTGTCGCCTCATCCCGAGTCCCGATCCGGTGAAGGTAAGCCTTGGTCAGCGTCCAGGAGCCGTCCGTCATCGTGAGATCATCCTTCTTGATCTTCACCCAGGTGACCGTCGCATTGCCGGACGAATTTCCTTCGGAAGAAAATCCGTACCAGAAGCCGTCCCCGCCGTCAAAGAAATCTCCCCAGACGCTGTAGTCGTCACCCCAGACAAAGGAGGTTGTCGCTACGGACTTTTCCTCAAGAATCGAGGTCGTCGAATCGTTCAGCTGCTCATTCAGCCCAATTGTAAAGGTCGGAACCCGCAGCTTCCGGATCACGACCGCAGAATCCTTATAGGTGATTGAGGTCAGAATCTCCTTCTCCCAGTCAAAGGCGACTGCGTTGAAGAGCATCTGCTTCCTGGCGTCCGCCACATCCCCGATATTCACTCTCTTCATCATCTGAAAGGTCGCCTTGGTCCCCGCGGAGCTTCCGAATGCGTTTGCCCCGCCCCAGCAGGAGGTCAGCGCTGCGGCTGCGATCGTCCCATTGCCCTGAGATGGTGTGAACTCCCAGACGAACTTATATCCGTTGTCGAGCTTCTTACTCTCTGACTGATTCAGGCTCCCTCTTGCCACATCCGCCGTGGAATTCACATTGTTGGAGGCATACGCCACCGGCAGGTTGTCCGTCGGCGGGTAAATATTCGCTGCATCCTCCGTCAGCGTCTTTGAGAATAATAAAATCCCGCCAATCAGCTTCGGACAGATTGGCAGCATGGTCTTGTACCACTCCACCTCATTGATCGTGTCCCCGGTCGTGTAATGGACCCCGAAGGGATTGTAAGCAAAGAGGTCGTTCACCGCCTCCGTGATCATGTTCTCCTCTGTGACCGTCTCCACCGCCCCGGTATTGGAATCCGTGAGCTCAATAGTCATCCTTCCCTTTAATTTCATGCTGTACCTCCCGTCTGAGTTATCTTCCCGAAAGCGCCGACCCTCTGTCTTCCGGTGATGGTGTCACTCCAGTAATAATTGACGACCCACTTCACTTCCTTCTCCATGACTTCCGTAAATGCGATCGGCTTTATCGCCGCCGTCAGCCTGAAGGGCTGGATCTTCTCATCGATTGCGATCTTGCCGTCCCAGGCCTCCTTCGCCGCCATGGACTGACCGCTGATCGAAGCGATGATGTCGCCGACTTCGATTCTCCCTGTCCCGCCGGTCATCCTCAGATACACGTTGAAGGTATTCGTGTAGTTGGCAATGACGTTCTCGATTGGATAATAAAGGCTCAGGATATGCTTCCCGGAATGCCAGGTCTCCACCGGTATCGGCGTCGTCAGCTTCGTGTCATTGAATTCATAGGTAATGATTCCCTCCGCCTGTCCGTCCATTTCGATTGCGACTGGCAGCGTCACCTGAATGGCTGTCTCTGGCGTGCTAGAGGAACCTGTGGAAGTATCTGTCTCACCCGTGCCTGTGTTCCCGGTTGTGTCGCCGGTTCCGGATCCGCTCGTATCCGTTCCTCCGGAAGTATCACTGCTTCCCGTACCATTAGACTCCGAAGATCCATTATCAGCGGTGCCTGCACCAGATGCTCCCGAAGCTGTGCTCACCAACAGTGCTGGAATCGTAATGCTCCCTGTTGCCTCCCCGGTCTTTGTCACAGTTTTCGCCGCCACATTGATCATGACCTGCCCGAAGAACTGGACATGGTTCGCTTCCGACGTCGCGAACTGGATGCTGATGATCTTCTTGTCTGTCTCCGCCACATCGATGACGGAAGCATTGGTAAAGGTATGGATCCCGATCTTGCCCTGTTCAATGGAATTCATCAGGCCGGCAATATTCTTATCGTTCTTGGACTTCGACTGGGCCAGCAGCGGATTCTTGCCGACGCACTTCAGTGTCTCCTTGCCGCCGATCTTGATCTCCATAGAGGTAATGGCAGCCAGCTGACTTGCGTCCGCCTGCCCTCCGGAAAAGGTCAGTACATCACCAAGATCCAGTGCCGGATTCCCGATCGTGTCCGACTCAAATGGCACATAGCGGATCTGAGCAATGTCATTCAGGATATTCCTGCAGAGCATCTCCCTGGTCTCCTCCAGACCGAACTGCAGGAGTGGATTCACACCCAGGTTCATGGTCAGGGCATCATCCGTCTCAAGGGCATAGTATTCAGCGATCTCGGTCCGCCGGTTCGTGGAATTGACCGCCGTATATCTTGTAATGAAATCGGAGAAGCTGGAAGAGAACCGGTGCTTCGCCTCGTAGGTCTGAACAGGGCTCATGCCATACGTTCGAAGCTCCAGCTTTCCTTCCCGGTTAATAACAAAAAAGCCTGCAAGGACCTGCCCCACATAGTAGAGACAGTCCCTGTAGGTCTCGATATCATTTTCCGTATAGATGGACAGCGTCTGTGTCCCGTTGGTCATGGCCTCGATCTGCTCTTTTGTCTGCGCCATCTCCACTTTGCAGGCCTTGCAGCACAGAGCAATGAAGTCATACGGCGTCCCGATAGTCTCAAAGCCGTTGAAGTTCCGCTCGAACCGGAGCATGTAGTCATAGCCCTTCAGCTCCAGCGTCCGTACCTTCCGGTTCGCCTCCGAGACCTCGAAGATCCCCATTGGAACTGTCTCATAGGACCCGTCCGCGAGCTCCAGATGATAGAAAAGCTCGACCTTCGCGTCCTTCAGCGTGTACCTGTCAATGGAGGAGAATAATGAGATCCCGAACTCCGCGGCATACACCGTTCCCAGCTCGATCTCCGAGGATCCGCAGCATTGGGAGGAAATATATCCGGATCCCTTCACGATATCCTCCGGCCCAAACTCATACACCGCGCCGCCGGTCGTCGTGATTCTCCCTGTCCAGTAATAATGGCGGGTTTTCCTCTGTACCGCCTGCAGAAACGCCTCACTTACCGCGTACATCGCCTCTCCGCTCCGCTCCGGTCGGACGCAATACCGACGTCCACCGGACGTCGAGCGTCCCTCCTTCCTCATTTCATGGCAAAAGAAAAGAGACCGGACCGCTCCGATCTCTTGACATCATCTTTGTGATTTTCATTATTTAACGCGATAACTGGAAAGTACCAAAAGAGTTCTGTTCACACAAGCAGCTCTCCAATGGAATAAAGCACGACCTTACCTGCCATAAAAATTATATCGCCTTCCATGTGACAGTAAAGGATCCCGCCACGCTTCGATGCCTGGTATGCGACGAGATCGTCTTTGCCAGTAGTATCCGCCCAATAGGGAATGATGTGGCAATGGCCGGAACCACAGACAGGATCCTCTGCGACATTGAGTTTTGGTGCGAAGCTGCGGGAAATGCAGTCTGTATCATCACCAGGAGCCGTTACCTGGAGCAGGAGACCGTCAAGTTTCTTTACTTTCTCCAAATCAGGTTTGAGTTCACGTACAGCTGCAGCATTATCAAGGACACATAAAAGGTCACGTCCCATAAATGCTTTAACCGGGCGCACACCAAGCGCGTCAGTCATCTCGTCTGTCACCGGAACCGGATTCAGCTTGTAAGCCGGGAATTCCATTTCCAGCAGATCACCCTTCTTCGTGACAATCAGGTCACCAGAAAGCGTAGAAAATACAAGGCGATCCGAGGACTGTTCATAGAAGCGAAAGAGCACATATGCGGTACCCAGTGTAGCATGTCCACAAAGATCAATCTCGCCGCCCGGCGTGAACCAACGCAAATGATACTTATCCCTTGTCTTTACCGTAAATGCAGTCTCAGAGAAGTTATTCTCCTTCGTAATGTTCATCATGAGTTCTTCCGACGGCCATTCATCAAGCACGCAGACAGCCGCCTGGTTTCCATGGAACACTTTATCTGTAAAGGCATCTACTACATACTGCTTCACTGACACTGCGCCACCCTCCTCATAAAAACTCTGAGATATTGGTCTTGCCAATCTTCTTGTTCTCTCATTCTTTGTAATCACACTTCTGGCATTGAACCATAGTGTGCGCATCGTCCTCTTTGTAAAATATCCCGGACCACTTGCAGATACTTTGCAAGATTGGAACTACAGACGCTCCTTTTTCGGTCAGACTGTATTCTACTCTTGGAGGAATCTCATCATAAGATTTTCTCTGTATGAGATCATTCGCAATCAGTTTCTTCAAAGTCGATGCAAGTACCGCGTCCGTTACATTCATCATCTCCTTACGGATTTCACTATAGCGCAGAACCTTTTTCTCATTTAAAACGCAGATCACGCGAGAATCCCATTTGCCTCCAAATAATTCAAGTCCGTATTCCAAGGGGCAGCGGATATCTTCATCCAGCTTCTTTTTGTACATGATCTGCGCCTCCGTAATAATTCTTTCTTATAGTTCCTTCTTATTGTTTTCGCCAGGTGTTGTGACGATCACTTTTTCCGGTGTAATGATTAGAGCACCCTTTGCAGTTGCCGCACCGTGAAACATGCTCTCCACCATGGCCTTAAAGGTTTCAACGACTTTTCCTTCCGTCACATATTCCGCTGTACCCTTGATCTGATAGCCTTCCAGATTTTCAGCACTGTAAACGGAAATGGCGATCCTGCCGTCGTCAGCCTTCAGGTTGTTCAGTGTTGTCTCCAGAAATACATCTCCGACGACCAGTTTTCCGTCATCCGTCACATCTTTGAAAGCTACCGGCACAACATTAGGTTCGCCGCCGGCACACGTTGCAAGATCCCACATTCCAGTTTTCAGCAGTTTCTTTACATTCTCGTTCATCATGATTCTCTTCCTTCTTTCTATGCAGATGCCTCTGTTCTATACAGCCATCGGCTGTGTAACTGCATCATACTCCTACTGCTCGCAAGGAGGAAGATATTAAGGAATTTATGAGTCACTAATAAATTTCATAGTTATGAGTCACTAATAAATTTCATAGTGTCATTTTTCCCTTTCATCATATCAGCCTTGACTGATTCACTCAATCAGAATTCTCTTAGCGTGAAGGAAACGCTCCACAGCCCTCCATAGCTGGTATCCTGCACCAGCTTTGCTTTAAAGCCGTCGATGTACATCTCCGCTGCCTTCACGGCTGCTGTCTCAGGATCATAATATTTCACCGAGATGGAAGCTTTGTTCTTAAAGACTGTCAGCCGTTTCATCCAGGAAGGACTGACGGAAAAAGAGACAGGGATCTCCGCGACCCCTGTCCGCACAATATCCCGCTGCGTTGTCCCGGCTTCAGTCTCCCCTCCGGAATCCGCCTCCACATCAGAAAGATGAACCTCATAGGAGTCCGGTCTGGGAATCGCCACATTATCAAAGGTCAGATATTGTATAAAAGCCATTCTCTCACCTTCCTCCCGATCTCAGATTCTGCCGGTTCTGTGCAGTGACAACCATCTCATCCAGGAGTGTTCCGCCCACATACACAGGGATCGTAATGTCTCCGCTGCCGGCTGCGCCGATTGCCTGGGCAAGCACCGCTGTCTGTCCGGCAACTGCCTCCTGGATCATGGTCCTTAGGGAATCCACTCCGACTACAGCCTCTGGTCCTGCCTCACCGCCGGCAAGTAACTTTCCACCGGCTGCTCCAAAGATCGTCGGCGAATCCAGGATCATACCGTCTCCCATAGCCTTCCGATACCACTCCACTCCGATTTTCGGAATGGAAGGCGGATCCAGACTGAACTTTCCGGTGATGGAAAAATGCGGTAGCTTGAGTTTCGGCAGCTCCCAGTGGAAGTTCATCATGCCCTTGATCTTCTCAATGGCACCGGAGACGATATTCTTAGCTCCCTCCCAGACAGTTGAGAATGCGTTTTTGATCCCGTTCAGGATATTGGTGACCGTGTTCTTCGCCGCGGTAAGTCCGGTGGAGATTCCGTTCTTGATAGCCGTAATCGTTCCTGTTACCACAGACTTGATGCCGTTCCAAACGGTCGAGGTGACCGTCTTAATGGCATTCCAGGCATTGGTGACCACCGTCTTCACCGCACCGACTGCTGTAGAGAAGATATTCTTGATTCCGTTCCATACCGTCTGGAAAAATGTCTTGATGGCATTGAAGATGGTCTGGCAGGTATTCCTTATCCCTTCCCAGGCGCTCTTCAGGAACTCTCCGATCGCATTCCAGGCTGTGATGGCCGCCTGCTTGATACTCTCCCAGAGGTTGATCCAGAACTGCCGGAACTCCTCATTCGTATTCCAGAGATAAATGAATGTTGCCACCAGTGCTGCGATCGCGGCAATGACGATCATGATCGGATTGGCCAGCATGACCGCGTTCAAGGCGGCAAAAGCTCCCTTCACTGTACTGATCAATCCCGCCAGCTTTGGAACCACGGTCATAATCGTCCCTACTGCCGACATAAGCTTGCCCACGATGAGAAGGACCGGTCCGATCGCCGCGACGAAGAGCCCTACCTTTACGATCAGATCCTGCTGGGCAGGACTTAAGGCATTGAATTTATCCACCAGTCCCTGCAGGAAATTGATCACGCTCTGGATCGTAGGCGCCAGCGCCTGACCAAGAGAATACACCAGAACATCGATGGAAGACTTCAGCTTCTCAATGGATCCGCCGAAGCCGTTCATCATAGTGTCCGCCATGTCCTGTGTCGTCCCGCCGCAGGCTGTCAGGGAAGCATTCAGCTCATTCACATCGCCCGGCGCCGTATTGATCAGGGCCAGCCACGGAGCCATCTGGTTCTTCCCGAAGATTGCGGAGGCAGCTGCGATCTGCTCCGACTCCGACAGGTTTGCAAAGGCATCATGCAGTTCCTTCTGTACCGTTACGGAATCCTTCATGGACCCGTCGGAATTCGTGATGGAGATGCCAAGCTGCTCCATCATCTCCGCGCCTTCCTTGGCCGGGGAGACAAGTCTTGCGATACCGGTCTTCAGGGAATTGGCTGCCTTGTCAGCCTCGATTCCGTTGTTGGCCATCACGCCCATGTAGAGGGCCGCGTCGTTTACCTTATATCCAGCCGAACTGAAGATAGGTGCCGCCACAGACATGGCAGATGACAGGCTGTTCACATCAAGGGCCGAATTGTTGCAGGCAGAAGCAAAGACATCCGCATAGGTCCCTGCCTCTTCAAAGGACCCGTGAAAACCGTTGATCGTCGCCACAAGTCCTGCGGAGACTGTATCCAGGTCACCGCCCTCGCCCGCAGCCAGGTTCATAGCAGGCGCCAGGGCAGCTGCAGACTGTTCCGCGTCAAGACCTGCTCTTGCGAAGTTCAGGGTAGCGTTCGCGGCATCGCTCATCCCATAGGTGGAATTGGCCGCCGCGTCCTTCATGGCATCGTTTAAGACACCTGCCTGCTCCGCCGTGTTGCCCATGGTCTTGTTGGCAAGCGCCATCGTCTTGTCGACCTCGGCAAAGGACTTCACGCCCGCAGCACCAGCCGCCGCAAGAGGGACCGTCACATAAGTAGTGAGGTCCTTGCCGACTCCGGCGACTTTTCCGCCGATATCCTTGAGCTTGCCTCCGGCAGCCGCGATCTTCTGCAGCGCTGTTGCGGACTGCTCCGCCTGGGCTTCCAGATCCTTCAGCTTCTGGGTAGTCTCCGCAATCTCCCTCTGCAGTCCGTCATACTGCTCCTGGGAAATGGTCCCGTTCTTTAAGGCTTCATCCGCCTGCTTCTGGGCTTCCTTCAGGGACTGCAGCTTCTTTTTCGTCTCCTCGACTGCCTGCTGCAGGAGCTTATGCTTCTGGGCGATCAGCTCCGTGTTTCCCGGATCCAGCTTCAGGAGCTTGTTCACATCCTTGAGCTGTGCCTGTGTATTCCTGATCTCCTTGTTGACGCCCGAAAGAGCCTTCGAGAGACCGGTGGTGTCACCATTGATCTCGACAGTAATGCCCTTTATTCTGTCCGCCATGCCGGCCTCCTTCCTTCAAATCCTGTTAAAATGCATCCATCTGAGCTTCGGTCGCGATCTCGCAGTACCCGTCATAATCGTCATTGCTCATTTCCGCATACATGTCATTGACTGTCCCGATGGTCAGAAGATCCAGATCCCTCAGACTGATCCCCAGCTGCACACACCTCAACAGAAAAAGAGGCGTCGTCATTTCCCGGTCTGTGGCGGGAAGTTTTTTTTAGCCTCCACCTGCTGCTCCACGTTCATGCCCCAGAGCTCAATGATCTGCGGCAGGATCTCATAGATGGAAAATGTGTTGAACTGATCCAGCCATTCGTCCGGATTGTCCGGCACATGCTGCGGATCCGCATGCCATGCCGATAGCCAGGCAAGGCTTTCAAATACATCCAGAGAAAAATTATCCAGGGAGGAATTCTCCGCATCATTCTCATCGATTGCTTTCTGAAGCTTTGCCAGGTCCCTGTAGATGTCCCTTCCGAACTTGTTTCTGTATAATCTCGGGATCGCCGCCGATGCTTTGAACTTCACCGGGATCCCGTCAATCTCAATCTCTTTTGTAACCGCCATACTGTCTCCTTCAGGCAGATTCATCTGCCATTTCCAAAAATCGGACTGCAGCAGCTAAAGCTTCTGCTTCAGCCGATGCAGCCCTTGTTCTCACGCACCTGTATCCGTCTCCGTAGAGGCCGGAGTCGTAGACGGCATATAAACCGCCTTGTACCAGTCGTTGTAGACGGTGTCCGACGTATTGGACCCGGTCTTGGACTTTACGATGCCGTTGGGCAGCGGCGTCGACGTGATCGAGATCTTCTCGGTCTTCACATTCGTCTTGTCCTCCTTGGTATCGCCTTCCATAGCCGGCCTTGTCGCACTGCAGTAGTACATGCAGTGGCGGATCTGCTTCTTGTCGCCCGTGAACTCGAAGAGCAGGGCAAAATGCGCCGGCTCCGCGTCCTTGTTCTCCACGATGACCCCGTTCGCGTCCTCCGTCTCCTTCAGGACATCCTTCAGGAAGCTCTCCGGGATCATGGCAACCTCCAGGTCACCGGAATAACCGGTATTCGTTGCCACCAGGAAATACACGGAATCATCCGCATAGAAGGGATCATTATCACCCTCCGCACTCAGCGAGAGGGACACCGCGCCGGGAATCTGCACCGGCTTTTCAAACGTCACGTTCTGGGAATCGTCCATCGTCGCAACCGCGTAATGGCAGTTCCTCAGACCGAACTTAACCTTGTTCTTTACTGCAGCCATCTCTCAGTCCTCCTTTATGATCTGCGTCTGATAAAGCACCTCGTACATCCGCTCATCCGGGATCCAGACCTCCGTCTTCACATACGGACACTGATGCTCCGTCAATATCGTTTCCAGCTTCCTCTCCAGCTCCGGATCCTTCCGGTCCGTATACAGCTCCACGTTCAGGTTCTCGACCTTCTGGTAGACCGTATCGTCAGCAAAGACGTTTTCCGATTCCGGAAAAAGAAACACCAAAAAAGGCGGATCCGGAGATTCGCCCTCAGCAAAATGATCGTAGGCAAGCGGCAGGCCGGCTGCCTGCAGCATCGCCATGGTTTCATCGTATGTCACATCAGCCTCCTCCCTCCAGCTTCCGTTTGATCTTCTCTACAAGCTCCGCTTCTCCCCTCTGCTCAGCAGGCCTGATATGAGGAATGGCAGCCACCCTGCCTCCGCCCCTCTTGGCATGACCGTTTTCCAGGAGATGCGCAATCTGATACCGGTTTCTGGAATGGACCACAACCTCGATGGATTCCGCGGTCTCTGCTGTTTTCTTCACCGCCCAGGATTTCTTGTACTTTCCCGTCCTGACCGGTGCGTTGGCGGAGATGTCCTTCTTGACATCGTTCCCTGTCTCCCTGACTGCTTCCTTCAGATCCTCGGCAGCCATATCCCGGTATTTTTCCAGCTCGCCCATAATGGCGTCCGTCATTCCGTCAATTGTCACCCTGTCGCTCATGACTTCTCCTTGTAAAGCTTCCCCGTGAACTTCAGCGACCTATGCTTATAGCCCATCGGATTCACAAAAATAATGTTGTAGGTCTTTCCTTCGCAGATGATCCTGTACTTCGTTGATTCCACCGCTGCCAACTCCGTGCACCACCTTGTCGTGAAGTTCAGTGTCTCCTCCGGATTGATGACCACGCCCTTGTCCTCGGACCCGTAGCTGTCCGTCCCTATCGTGGCCCATGCGGAAAAGTAATCCTTCCATCCGCTCGTGTGATTGCCGTACCTGTCCGTCGTGACGGCATTCACCTGAAACAAAATCCTCTTATGGAACTTTGCGATGTTCATGTAATCACCGGCCTCCCTTCCCGGATCGAGAAAAGAAGGTTCCGGAGCGTCATCACAAGCTCGTGATGATCCGCCTCCTCCCGGTGCTCATACAGATACCCAAGCGTAAACAGCACCGCCGTCTTCATCAGCTCCGCATGCTCCGGGACTTCCTCCTCCGGAAGCCTTGCCACGTCCATTGCCAGCTTCTCCGAAGCGGTAAGCAGGCTCTGGATCAGGGAATCTTCGTCACCGGTATCGACCCTGAGATATGCTTTCGCCTCTTCTATTGTTACCAGAGCCATACTCACCTCCAAAGCCTAAGGCCCCGGCTTTCACCGGAGCCCTTTCATTTCATCCTTGGTCAGGATCCCGCCTTCATGTCGAGGATCTTGATACCCTCAGACAGGATCAGCTTGCCATCTACACGCTCGGTGCAGGTGAAGCCCACCTGGCCGTTCGTTGCGTACAGCTCGTTCAGGCGCTTGATGGTCCTTCCGGATCTGTCAGCGATCCAGTAGGAGGAGAAATCTCCGAATGCGACCGCTCTTGCTCCAGCGGCAGCGACAGGAACCTTGGGAGAGGTGTAAAGCTCGTATCCCAGGAGTCTGTCCGGCTGTCCGAGCGTCATGGAGGGCTGCCACATGTAGGCGCCGTTGCCGTCCTTCAGCTTTCTCACTGCAGCCACGGTCTGGTCGTTCATCAGGAACTTCGCGTTCTTCCTGTAAGGAGCCTTCAGGGAATAAACCAGGCTGATCAGGTCATCCGCAGTAATAGCGGCACCTGCCTGCATGCCCTGAGGCGCTCCGCCCTTTGCCTCCGGAATAAAGAGACCGGTCGGTCTGTCGATCTCCGTCTGGCCGGACTGGACAGCGCCGTTGATGAAGGCCTCTTCCTCTGCCTCACCGAAGGCTCTTCCGAACTCCTCGGAAATGTAGCCGGCGATATCGAAGGCGGCGTCCGCAAGCAGCTCATCGGATACCTTGATCAGGTCCGTAAGCTTGAAGGCACCGATCGTCTTCTGGCTGAAGGAAGGATCAGATTCCTGATACGCCCCGTTCTCTGCCGTCCAGGACGCGACGGTATGCCCGTTTGCAACCGGGATCTTCCTCTCGTTCTGCGTAGTGATCACCTTGCAGCCGATGGTACGCATGACGTTGTTCTCATCCAGCGCCTTTACCAGAGTCCTCTCGAACTCCGTCGGCACAAGATAGCCGCCGTTGCCGTCCGTTCCGACCTCAAGCACGTCTCTGAGAATCGGATTGGGTCTTCTGAGATTGTCCCAGAAAGCCTTGCCGTATTCATCAGACGCAACCCCGCTCTTCTCGGGACCTGCCTTCTGCGCCGGTCTGTCCGTAATCGGCCTGCTGGTCGGCTGGTTCAGCATCTGGTCGATAGCCTCCTGCCTCTGCAGGCGCTCGATATCCTTCGTGAGGTCCGTGACCTCCTTCTCCATGCGGTCGTAAACTGCCGCATCCTCAGCGGAAACATTGCCGCCGTCCTGAGAATGGCTGTCCAGGAATTCCTTTGCGGCGTTCCATGCCTTCGCTCTCTTCTCCATCAGATCCATAATCTTGCTCATTGCTTTTATCCTCCTTAATGTGAGAGAAGAGACAGTCTCTTCTCAAGCTGTGCGACCGGGATTCCGGTCTCCTTCGTTTCAACTCCATGCTTCTCTGCCGCTGACTCTTCTTCCGAACCAGCCTTGTGTCTGTCCTTCGGAATCAGCCTCGACAGCAGGGAATCCGTAACTGCCTTCCTGCTGAACAGCATCTCGACGCCTGGCTCCTTGCTGTCCGCTGCTTCTTCCTGATCCTTGTCAAACAGGATCTCATCAGCAAAGCCCAGCTTGACGGCCTCCCTGGCGTTCATCCAGGTCTCTGCGTCCATGAGCTGCGAGATCTTGTGCCGTGACATGCCGGTCTTGATCTCGTAGGCATTCATGATGCTCTCCTTGACCTCACTTAACATGTCGATGGCCTTCTGCATCTCTTCGGCATCCCCGATGGCCACCGTTGCCGGGTTGTGGACCATCAGCATGGCGACCGGGCTCATGCAGACCTTCGTGCCGGCCATAGCGATCACGCTTGCAGCCGAAGCTGCGAGTGCGTCGATCTTGACCGTCACATCACCCTTGTAGTCCATCAGCATGTTGTAGATCTGTGCTGCCGCGAACACATCACCGCCCGGAGAGTTGATCCACAGCGTGATGTTTCCGTTGCCTGCATTCAGCTCATCCTTGAAGAGCTGCGGCGTCACCTCATCCCCGAACCAGGTCTCATCTGAGATTTCCCCGTCGAGGTAAAGTGTACGGTCGGAACCGAAGGCATCCTGCCCTTCGTTCCGCACCCAGTTCCAGAACTTTCTTTTCATATGCCTCCTCCATGTCTCTGTATCTGTCTTTCCCCGGCTTCTCCGGGCTTTTGACCTTGCGTCTTTTCTTCACCGGTATCCTCCGATCCTGAATCCTGTTCGCCGCTGTAAGAGATCGTCTCTGAGAGCTTAGTCATGTTCCCATTCACCAGGTATAGATTTCCGCCCTCCTCATCCGGAATCAGGTCCAGATTCTCTAGGCTGCGGATATCGTTCGCGGACATCCAGCCGTTCTGGCGTCCGACCGCGTAGCCCTGCATACGGCTCTGGTAGTCGCCTCTCAGAAGCCCGTCCACGTTGAACTTGAAGAAGTAATCCTTCTTCTCCTCCTGATTCAGGAGAGATCTCTGCATGGACTGCTCCCAACGGCATACCCAGGGATCCAGCGTGTACTTCACGAATTCCAGCGACTGCTGCTCGATGTTATTGAAGGAAGACTTTTCCAGGTCTCCGATCATATGCGGCGGGATCCGGAAGATCCGCGCGATCTCATCGATCTGGAACTTCCGTGTCTCCAGGAACTGGGCCTCCTCCGGGCTGATCGAGATTGGCGTGTACTTCATGCCCTCCTCAAGGACCGCGACCTTATTGCTGTTCGCGGATCCACCGAAGGCTGACATCCAGCTTTCCCGGACCTTTTCCGGATCCTTCACGACGCCCGGATGCTCTAGGATTCCTCCCGGCGTTGCCCCGTTCGCGAAGAACTTCGCTCCATACTCCTCACAGGCGATAGCCATTCCGACCGCGTTCTTTGCCATCGCGATCGGGCTGTAGCCGACCAGCCCGTCAAATCCAAGCCCCGGGATATGCAGCACATCCTTCGGCTGGAGCCTCACGATCGTTCCCTTCATAGTCCTGGCTTCGTCCTGCCCGGTCTGGTATTCGTAATAGAGCTGGCCCTTCAGGTCCCTGTCCACCCTCATCCGGTTCGGCATCAGCGGATACAGGGCAACGACCTCACCCTTGCCGTTCCGGATGATCTGCGAATAGCAGTTTCCGTACAGCAAAAGGTGCGTCATCATCGTTTCCCTGTAGGCGAAGGACGTCATCTCCGGATTCGGCTCGTTATGGAGCAAAAAATAAAGCGGATGGTCCACCGCTTTTTCCTTGCTCCCCTCGGAGCTGTATCTGTATAGATGAAGCGGCAGGCTCGCCACCGCCTCGGACAGGATCCTCACACAGCAGTACACCGCTGTGACCTGCATCGAGGTCTGCTCATTTACAGGCTTCCCTGCAGCCGTTCCGCCGAACAGGAAGCTGAAGGAGCTTCCCGCTGTGGAATCCTTTGGCTTATCCCTGCTCTTGAACATCCCAGAAAATATGCTCATCTGAAATCCTCCATTCCATTCAGTGCCTCCCTGATCAGGAGAAATCCGATAATCGAAAGAATAATCATGTCCGCCTCCTTCAGGGCATAAAATAAGCACCTACCGGATCTCTCCGATAGATGCTCTGAAAAAGAACATATTATTGCTAATCAATTTTTATTGCTAATTCCCTCATCATTGTATATAGATTACATGTCTTCACTCCAAATGCACTTGCAACATCTGGGATTTTAGCATTTTTGCTTGGATTGTTTTTATTTAAGCCCGTATTGGGTCCTTCAAATGTTACAATGATGTATCCTTTAACTTTAGCTGCGGCAATTAACCATGGATCTGCGACCTTGTCATCCGCCCATTGATTCAAAGCCTTGTCACTATAAAATTCGCTCTCCTGAATGTACTGCATTATTTCTGCATACACGGCAATAATCTGCTCATCGTTTATTGAACATACCTTAAACTGATTGTTACTTTTCATCCAATCTGAAAGTTTATCTCCACCAGTATCAAGTTCCCTCTTTACCTTGTCCAAAAGAACAATTCTCCCTGTTTTGGCTTTCTCAGCAAGAATTTCCCAATACTTCGGAACAAGATCGAATGCGTAAAAATCATGGTATGGAGCAATAAAGCAATTTGCGTCAATCAGGAAGGTTTTGTCGTCACTTACCATATGACCCCTCCCAGTTCTTTCGCAACCTTATCAAATGTCTTTCGGCTTGTATCTGTAAGCCGATAAGCGTCTGTATAGCTTAGAGTTCCAGAACTTATTCCATCGCAAATTGCACGCATGAAGGATCTATCTATCCTGGATTCAGTAGTTGCGTAAAAATTGCCTCCACTTCCTCCCTTCTCTTTTTCCTTTCTAAATCCTTCTATTGCGTTATCTGCCACCTTCTGATAATTTTTCTTCCCTATCAAACCTGCATCCAATGCTTTTCTTGCTATAACGGTTTCACCGCAATGAAACTTCATAGCTAAAGAAGCTATTTTCTCATATATATCACCACGACTATCTTCCCAGCATTCAGAGAACTTACTCTTCGGTACAAGCAGTTCTGCTGCTACCGCATTACAAAATGTTTCTAGTGGCTTTGTAGATAATCCTTGCCTATCATTAAATAGATCATCTTGTCCGCACCATATATGCGCAACCTCATGTAAAAGAGAAAATAGTTTCCCTCCTTGAGAATCTGCACTGTTAATAAAAACTAAAGGTGCCCATTTATTTATTAATGCAAAAGCACGAAATTCTTCAATATTAAGTGGACGATGAGTATTGTTACCCACAATACCACTCATCATTATTAAGACTCCACTTCCTTCCAATGCTGCTCTGATAGAATTAAACGCATCCCTTATGGAAGATGCTGTCATAGACCATGTTTCTTCTATCCCAATTGCCTTCCGAATAGCGCTGGCCACCTTATACGGATCTTTTTCATTTTCTGCAGCGCCAACAAAGGAAAGCGGATCGAGCTCCTGTTCTTTTCTATAGTTTGCCATCCAATCCTGTCTTTCTTCCATAGTATGGATGGTATCTATCAGGTCTCTGCTAGGTTTTGCCAGTTGAATACTGTCAATAGTTCTAAATTCAAGTAAATTAATACTTTCAACTGGTGGCACCTTTAGAAAAAAGTAGCCCAATGGAATATGCGATTTTTTACTTAGATCCTGTATCTGATTAAAAGTAGGAGTTTTAGAGCCATCAATCCAATTGCTAATGCTGGCACGTAACTGACTGCCCAGAGAATCATCAGATGTCTGTTCTAAGACCCAATTCAGAATCGTAGGTTGAATGTTCACATTAACCTTAGGCATTATGGCTCCTCCTTTCTTTCTTGATTTTTGCGTATAGTTATTTTTATATTATCAAATTTCTATCACCATCACAAGATTTTCAGGGCTATATGAACAAAATTCCGCCTCTTCTATCGTAGACACTCTCTGTTTCCTTGTTTGCATTTCTTATCGCTCTGTCCAGCGCCATTACGGTTGCCACCGCAGCATCGATCTTCTCTGTCGACTTCTCCTTGTCCATCTTGATGTTGCCGGCAGGATCCGTCCGGACGAAGACGTTATCCATCATCCATCGAAGGACAGGATGCCCGCCGTGAGCAATCCGCTGCTCCAGCACAAGCTTCATCAGCTCCTTGGTGGGCGGGCTCATGTCCTTATAGCCCTGGCCGAAAGGCACAACCGTAAAACCCATGCCTTCCAGATCCTGCACCATCTGGGTAGCTCCCCATCTATCGAAAGCGATCTCACAGATGTGGTATTTCTCATTCAGCTTCTCAATGAAATGCTCAATGTAGCCGTAATGGATCACATTGCCTTCCGTCGTCATCAGATGTCCGGTCTTCTCCCAGACATCGTAGGGAACGTGGTCTCTTCTTACTCTGAGCCTCATGTTGTCCTCAGGGATCCAGCAGAATGGAAGCACAATGTACTTCTCATCATCGGTCCTCGGAGGAAAAACCAGGACGAAGGCTGTGATATCTGACGTGCTGGAGAGGTCCAGACCGCCATAGCAATCTCTGCCTTCCAGTTCCTTCGGGTCTACAGGAAATGCACAGGCATCCCACTTCTCCATCGGCATCCAGCGTGTAGACTGCTTTACCCACTGATCCAGCCTCAGCTGCCGGAAGGCATTTTCCTCTGCAGGATTGTCCTGTGCGGATCTGCAGGCGTTCCGGACCTTTTCGATATCGATCGTATGTCCCAGGGAAGGATTGGCCTTGTACCAGACCTTCTCATCCGTCCAGTCATCGTCATCCGCGGCACCGTAGATCACCGGGTAGTAGGTCGGATCAATCTTCCTGCCGGCGATGATGTCTTCAGCTTTCTGATGCTGCTCATAGCAGATGGAGTTCCGGTCTGTGCCGGCTGTCGTGATCAGGAAATACAGCGGCTGCTTCCTGGCATCGCCGGATCCGCGGACCATAACATCAAACAGCTCTCTTGTCGGTTGCGAGTGCAACTCATCGAAGATGACCGCATGGACATTGAGTCCGTGCTTTGTATAGGCTTCCGCCGACAGCACCTGGTAAAAGGAATTCGTCGGCTGATAGACAAGTCTCTTTGTGGACATAACCGGCTTGATCCGCTTCTTCAGTGCCGAACACTGGTCCACCATATCGACAGCCACATCAAATACAATCGATGCCTGCTGCCGGTCGGAAGCGCAGCCGTAAACCTCTGCTCCCCACTCACCGTCACCGCAGGTCATGTACAGGGCAACCGCAGCTGCCAGCTCCGACTTCCCGTTCTTCTTTGGGATCTCGATATAGGCTGTGTTGTACTGCCGGTATCCGTCATTCTTCACTGTTCCGAAGATGGTCCGGATGATCTCCTCCTGCCAGGGAAGGAGCTTGAAGTTCTGACCGTGCCAGATGCCCTTGGTATGCTTCAGGTTCTCAATGAACCGCAGAGTCTTCTGCGCCTTGGCTTCATCAAACATCAGCCGCCGCCCAGCAGTTCTTCCATCTCATCCTCCTCAGAATCGTCATGAGATACGACGATCCGGGATCTGGACGACGGCGTCAACCCGAACTCAGATGCTGCCTGAAGCATCAGCTTCTGATTCGTATTGGAGATGCCGACCCATGGCGTCTGCTGCTGATATCCTTTATCGGTTTCGAATACGGAGCCTTCGGAATTGATATGCTCCTGGGCTTCCTTCCATCTGGCGTAAGACTGACAGTATGCCGCGAAGGCAGCCATGTCGATCTGCGTCAGTACGCCAAGCTGGGACAAGTTCTCAGCCAGCCTCTTCCATTCCTTCTTTGCCTCCGGCAGGAGCCATGCTGGACAGGGCGGCATGCCCTTGTCAGGCTTCGGCTCGGATCTGTTCAGTTTCCTTTTGCCCGGATTGCCTTCCAGCTCCTTCAGAGCAGTCGGCTTGGGCTTTCTTCCTGCTGCCATAGGGCACCTCCCTTCTTTATTATTTCAGTATGTATAGGTATTTAGACCCCC